AAACTCAGATAATAATCATCATTCATAGGACCATCGGTCTCATCAATATATAACATAGAAGTCTGGCGAGTAATATCTCTCCAATCGTGGTCATATGAAATATATTCTGCCTCTTCATCACCACCAGTTCCACGCCATTGTTCAGGAAATGACGGTCTGACATTCTTCTCATACGCCTCATTCAATGCGAGATTCTTCTCTTTATTATTGGCGAAGTATTTACCAACAACGGCAGGTTGAAATGGTAACATGAACTCATCGTATTCACCTTCAATGAAATGTGCAAATGTCTTATACTTACTAATCACACTAATGTCATGCATCTTGGCGACTAACTCATCGTGTTCACCATAGTTGTGTTGAAAGAAATATGGCATAATTGTGGTTTCTTCTGTATCTGTCCAATCAACAGGGAAATTAAGAGTTGCCCAATTGTTATCTCTTATCGCCTGTGCATCTTCATCGGCGATTGGATATGATGTATGTTCTGGTTCACCTCTATCTGGTAATGAACTGAATAATATAGAATGTGATACACCTCTTGGTATGACTTTACAATCAATATACATTGTTTTGTCTTTCTCACCAAATCGTGTGTTCTTGAATACATGGCGAATCGCAAATGATGGATGTGGTAAGTCATCGCAACCTTCCACTGGCATTATCATATATGGTGAATTCGCATTTTCATCTTCATACCACCCACCAGCGGCGTCTATGAAATCTTGTTTATCGTAATCACTGAATATCACGAATCTGCATAACTGCATACCCTCGTGCATAATTAATCGTTGTTTATCTAAATGTAGTTTTAATCTCACTACATCGGCAGGTGTTCTCTTTGGGTCACCTTTCATACATGTTGTTGCAATATTAAATGCCATTCTTTACTTCTCCATTATAAAGTTCATTATTATATTATAATTTATATAGTCGTTTTCTACAAGTGGTTTTTATATACAATTTATCCATCCTGTAATTACATACTTCACATTACTCAATGGTGGATTACCTCTATGAGTATGTGTGAAACCTGCTGGCCATACTACAAATGTATTTCTAACAGGTTTAATTCTTTTTGATTGATATAGAAATTCAGTTTCACCACCCTCATCTACATCATTCAGATATACCATAAATGCGAGTAATGTCATTCTATCTTTAATCATAGCAGAATGTTCACAATGCCAATTATGATAACCTTCTGTCATTCGTGTCTTCTGCATCTTCATCTGACCGACATACAGTTCATTATATAGACCAGTTTCTATGAGTGGATATTCTTCTAACCATGAATCTAATATTTCATTATTGATTATATCATTTATCTCTTGCATTGGTCCATGCACCATTGGGTCTAATGATGTATAGAATATAGAATTGTCGGCACGAAGATGTTTATGTGAACCACTATGACCAATTCTTCTCTTTGACACTAGACCTCTATTCTCTAAATCATCAAATTCACGGATACAATCATCTACTATTCTATCTTCAAAACAGTTTGGTATGGTCAATATATGGTCACCATGGTCATGCCACTTATATTCAAATCTTTTATCTTGTTCGTTAGTCATTTCTTCTAATACCAAAATCTCTTTCAATGTCTTCTACACTTTCGGTGCATAAGAGATACAAACCCCAAACAATCATTCCAACAAAAAATACTATTTCCATATTACTCATTTCTCCCAAACCATATTAACAGAACATATCGTTCACCTTGATATATGGGTTCTACACCATGCCATGTTCGTGTTGAGTTATTGAAAAATGTCATTGTGCCTGTTCTCTTTGGCACTTGACACCCTTGAACATTCAATTGACCACCATGAAAGTCATCATTCAATTGCATAATACATGTTCCGAAATCAGTTGATTCTGCCTCATCTCTATGAAAAGGGAAAAAGGAATCTTGTTTGTAATGAACAATCTGCATATATGTGATTCTTTCAAAATCTGGATGATTTTGTGGTATTTGACTTCCCACTATGTTTAGTATTTTCTTATACTCTGGTGAATTGTGGGCGATAGTCATATGGTCTTTATTATAACCTGCCTTATACTTATATGATAGATTGAACTTCTGCACCGTTTCAGATGGTGTTATGTCGTGTTCATTCTCTATAGTGACATCATCAAATGGTGCGTTCTGATGTATTTCAATGATGTCTTGACAACCCTCATCGGTTATTATTCTAGGTAATATTATGATAATGTCGTTTTCTAATTCAACAGTTTCATCATCTGCCCTAGGCCAATTTGGTTCTGATAAATGGTCATCATTAGGGTCTAGATTAGGTTCTTCGTGTTTGTCTATTACTACATCATCAAATGCGATTGGATTACCTATCTTGAATTTTGTTTCTAACATAATTAATTTCCTTCTGGATGGAAGAATGTCACCTGTGTGAATCTCCAATTGTCTTTGTATTTATTGTAATCATCAATATATGCTCCATGCATACGATTACCTGGAAATATCACACAACGATTAAATTTGTGTGGTATTATTCTTTCTATAGTAAATCTGTCTTCAACAGGATAGAGTAAACTCATATTCTCATCGTTAGTAATCCATTCACCATCATATACGGCAGTTCCACCACTTTCTTCTATATCGAGATATACTAACATGTTAAGTGTTGAACATTCGTCTGGCGTATCTAGTGAACTATCTATATGTGGATAGTGTTGCATCTTCTTATCAAACTCTGTAATAGTTTGAAAACAGTTGAACTCATATAGGCGTGACCAATCATATTCACCTTTCCACCAATATCGTCTGCATACATCTAACAGTCTTTGATGTTCATTCTCATATAATCTTGTTGGATGACCAACCTTATCAACTATTCTACAATCATAGTAATCAACACCATTGCGTGTATCAGATTCAGGATTATATTTCCACATTGGATATTGTCTGTTAGTGATATGTTCATATAACATATCTGCATTTTCATAGAAGTCATCTATAGTCAATGCAAATCCATCAAACTCTGCATTGTCAAATGATGACCTCATTTTATATAATTCATCTAATACAACTACTCTATTCATGTTCTAATACTCCATAATCAAATGGCGAACCGTGATGATATGAACCTAAATCTTCTGAATGTTGTAAATTGAATGAAATTGATATTCTTTCGTAGTTTTCTCGTAAGTCACCCTTTGGTACAGTATGTAATAGGTACGATGGCCACAATAAGAAGTCACCATTTTTAGGGAAGAATTCCAAATCTGTCATTCCACCTGGCGTGCCTTGACCTTCCATTTGTTCATTGTATTTCATTCTATCATCACTGGCGCCATGTCCAAATATAGAACTCATATTTGGGTTAAAAAACTTAATTGGTTCGGCGACAGAGGTAGACACATAGTATGTGCCTGATAATCTAGATTTAACATGATTGTGTGTTTCATGTTGATGTTTCTCATTATAGACATTAACCCATGCAAACAGGTGTATGTTATGTCTGTTCAATCCTTTGGTTGGGAATAACCACATATCTCTAAGAAATGCGACATATGAATCCTTCAATTGATTAGCGAATGACTCAAACCAAGGTTGATTGTGTGTTTCTTCTCTTAAATCATCAAAGAAATATGTTGTGTATTCCATTGTTGCATTACCTTTATCACATTTCGCAACAACATCTCTACAGTGTTGTGCAATTTCGTTGTGTGGTAGGTTTAGTTTACCTTGGAATATAGGTGTTGGGAACATCTGATGATATTCCCCTTTGCATGGTGCATATGTATTCTTTTGATTATTAACCTGAATCGGTTTCATTCTTCGTCACTTTCGCACCCACGCCTTCTTCTCCATTAGGCATGGTTACATTTCTATAATATACTATTACTTCGCCCATTTGTTTGATGTATCGTTTGAGTTCTTGCATATCTTCTGCCATGACTTTATAGTCACCGATAGTAGTTGCAACAAATACGACTTCACCATTATTCATATCTTTCATGTCATCTAGAAATCTATCTAGATATGTGTATCCTTCTGGCCATTCAGGATTCTCTCTGTCTTCTAAATTACATGTCTTTGGTCTTTTAAGTTGTTCTACACCATTCTCATCAAACTTCTTTGGTTCAAATGAGATAGATTTCTTACATGGATTGGCGATTCTCGCCTCTGATACTACATACCATTTTGGTGCAGTGAGTTCCACTGGTCGTGGTAAGTTAGGTTGCATTATATCAATTTGAATAGGTTTAGAAACAACCTCTATTTTCTTCTCACCTAATAATGAACAACCACTAATCGTTGTTATCAGGATTGCTGAGATTAAAAAGTTTCTCAGTGTCATCTTCAATTCCCTCCATTACTTCTTCGCTACCATTATTGAACCTGTTTTCAACTAAACCAGGTTTCTTGGTTGCAAGTAAATCTACATTGTGCCTTGAAAATATCGCAAGGTATTCTGCCTTCTCTTTTTCGATTAATGCCATCTCACGACTCATGTTCATCAAGGATTCACCTTGTTTCTCATATTGTTCTTTCATGATGGCCATAGTTTGTTTCTGTTCCTCTACGGCAGCTTCGAGTTTGATGTTGTTTTCGGTTAATGTCTGATTCTGATTATACAGAAAGAAACATAGTAAACCGGCAGCAACTAATAAACCCATTGTTAATTGATTCATAGTTTCTCCCTAGAAGATGGTCACTATAAGTGCAACGAATATGCAAATCATTATTAAAATTTCTTCTTCGTTAAATCTCTTCGGTGCCATCGTAATCCTCTATAATAAAGTTCAGACCACCTGAACTTCTATACTCTACGACTTTATTATCTTCATTTCTGAACTTTAGATGTTTCTCTTTCTGAGTAATAAGTTTCTTGGCGATGAATACTCTATCGTCTGCATCACCATAAACACTATTGAAAGATACAGTTATTTTATATCTCGTGGTAAAAAAAGATTTTACCCACCTGTAGATATACTTAACCCATCGTTTTATTTTGTCCATATCTATATTTAGTCGTTATTTCTAAGAGATTTAAGGGCATTAATGGTATTCTTCGCACTAGTGTGTAAGATACCAATACCACCTGCCTCTTCCCATGCCTTGATGTTTTTAGGTCTATCATCAATTAACACGGAACCAGGATAGGCGTATCCTGCCTTTTGTGTCCCTGTAAATGTGCAATTCACTACTACACTAGGGTCTACATATCTCTTAATCCATTCGTTCTTGTCAAAAACTACTAGTTCTCTGTTGACATGACCGGCGGCAGTTAATATCTCCCACGGTGTTTCACAATGTCTAACATATGCAAGTAAATCATACATATCTACCATCGGTGGTAGATTTCTGAATAATCTCTTATTTGTCAATTCTTCTTTTGCATTATCGTAAGTAGTTCTTCCTGCCTCATCACTTGTTAATGGTTCACCCAAATATTCAGGCGCCTCAATACCACGCAAAAAGTCTGCAAGAACTCCGTCCATATCGATAAAAATTCTTTTTACTTTTCCTTTCATCATGGTTGGATTATCGCATTTTTTAGGGGTTATTGTCAAGTGTTTTCTCTAGTAAATATGCCTCAGTTTCATCCATAATTTCACCCCTTAAAAACTGTTTGGCATGCACCATTTCGTGTGCGAGAGTGATATATCTCTCTTTGTTAAGTCTTACATATATGTTGAGATATGTGCGTTTTCCAAGGATTCGTGGGTGTTCTATGATACCCATTTGTGAGAATGATGGCGGTAATCGTTTAATATCTATTATTGCATTATAACCATCAATTCCAAGTTTCTTGGAATAATCTACTGCCTTGTTCAAAAGGTCTTTATTGTTGCAATAAATCTCCATAATATACTATCATGATGTTAATCTTCTAGGTCTTCATACCAAAAGTCATCAATCGTTTCGCCAGTGAAGATACATTTCTTTGGTTTGTAGTCTTCAATGTCTAAACCATCTTCTACTATCACTTCAACTTCTGTATCAAGTTCTTCACAATAATAGACTAGTCTAATTCCGTCTGCCACTTTTATTCTCCTGTGTCGAGTTTCTTTTCGCCGATAATCTCTTCCCAAAAATTATCGAATGATTTTACTTTACCGTTGATTTTGCCATATGGTAATTCCCTTTCTGGTTTAAAATCATCTTGGTATTGTATGTATATTCTCTTTTCTTCTATCTCATCACTATCATGGTCAATAGTGTTCATGATATGTTTGTATCTGTCACACAAGGCGTCATGAAATTTCTCTGCTGGTAAATATAGATGAACCTTCATTTCTCGTTCCAATCAGTCATATGCCATGCGTGTAATTGGTCAAACCCACCAATGGATTCACCATCAACTTTAATCTGTGGAAATGTTCTTGCAGTTGGAAACAGTTCTAACAGTTCTTCTCTAGTAAAATCTTCATCTAACTGTTTGTAGGTGTATTCATAACCATTCTGTTCACATAATGCCTTTGCCCTATCACAATAAGGACACATTGGTTTTCCATATATCTCAATCATCTGCCTTGTCCTCTATATTTCTTGTGCGATGCCTTTTTTGATTTGTTCATCGTTTTAGTTGAAATCTTAACTCTTCTTCCTCGACCACCTTGACCTTGTGAAGAACTTTTTCTACTCTGCTCTCTTAATCTTGCAAATCCTGCCTTTCTCATAATTTTTATTTATAGTTTAACTGCCAACAATGTTAATATCGCCAACATAATAAAGTTAGCCATTAACATCAATAATCCAAGTATCGTGTGATACCAAATCCATCTTGTCTTGTATGCGTTTTCAATTGTTAAATCGGCAGGGTCAGGCGACTTCTCTGCCTGTTCTTTGACTAACTCGTCTTCTTCCTTACTGCCCCATAGTATGTGATACCATTTCTTCATATTCTTCTCTATAATTTAAAGTCTTTAAATGTGTCATCACTGACATCCTGTTTAATACCACCGATGACATAAGACTCTATTTCTGTCTCCTGTGGTGCGTTTTGTAATCCTCTACTATTTAACCAGTGTCTAGTCCACGGTAAAGGATTGTTTGCAGAGGATACATCGTATATTGGGTCAAGACCAATCATTCTCAATCTCTTATTTGCGATATACTCTACATATTTGTTTAATAATGGCACTGATAAACCTATCATAGAACCATCTTTAAATAAAAATTCTGCCCAATCTTTCTCTTGTTCTACTGCATCTTCATACATTTTATATACTTCTTGTTCACAATCTTTCATGACTTTTAACATCATCTTGTCTTTCTCATGATTCTTATAACATTTCAATATATGTTGTGATACTGCAAGATGTTGTGCCTCATCTCTGGCGATGAATGATATAATCTTTGCACTTCCTTCCATTAGTTTGAGTTCACCAAATGCGAAACTACAGGCGAATGATACAAAGAATCTAATACCCTCTAATATGTTTACTGATATGAGTGCGAGGTATAATGCCTTGTATAACTCGTAGTCATCTACTTTCAACCCTAACAGTCTTCTACGACCTAATTCTATGAATTGGTCATATTTCTCTGTAACCATTTCTGCCCTCTTGATGATTGCATCTTCATCTAGTATCGTATCAAAAATATCACTTGGGTCTGCATAGACATTCTTAATGATATGTGTATAAGACCTACTGTGTATGGTCTCCATGAAGTCCCAAGTGATGATACAAGACTCTAGTTCAGGCAAAGTGACAAACGGTAAGAATGCTATGGATGGCGCTCTGCCTTGAACCGAGTCGAGTAAAGTTTGATACCTCAGGTTTGAGGTAAATATGTGTTTTTGTGCATCATTCAATGATGCGTAATCGTTTCTATCTTTCTGTAAAGATACTTCTTCTGGTCTCCAGAAATAACCTAATTGTGTTTGTGTTAGTTTATCAAATATAGGATATTTGAATTCATCAAATCGTTGAGTGTTTAACTCTTCACCGAAGAATAATTTGTTTTTTGTAAAATCTACTTTTTTCTTATTAAATACTGTCATTATTTTTCCTAAATTCTATAACACGAACATCACTATTCGGAAATCTTTCTCCTGAATTATATATCTCTTCTATACTTTCGTCATCTATCCACACATCCATCGCCATACTGATTCTCGGTTCTGGAAATAATTGAGATGGAACTGAATGTTCCATTAGATTTGAACATATATGAATCTCACCAATCTCATTATGAATATAACCTGTATCTTCATATCTTGTTCCAGTCGTTGTATTACCTGATAAGAATATGTTGATTGCATATGAAGGAGAATCCTCTGGCTCACCATGTCTATGTGGCGCCAATCTTTCTTCTTGTCTTAATATATTCATCCAACATTGTATTGCAATGCGTGTGGTGTCTGCAAAATCAGGCAATTCAAATAGTCGTTGTGGTATATTCAAACTCTCAACTTTTGGATGAGATAACCAATTATAAACCATATGTTGTCCTGTAAGTCCTGTGTATGCAGTCCAATCTCTGTATGGGTTATCAATTTCCATAACTCTTCGTTCATCATTTATGGCGAGTATTGATAGTTTTGCACATTCTACAGGCGAAAGAAACTCTTTATAATGTGTATGATGATTCTTATCTATCATGTTCTCTTCTCAACCAATTCAAAATGGTCATAGTAATTCACTAGTTCACCATAATTACTTTTATAATACTCTTGACTAAACTCTTCCATGAATTTCTTCTTCTCTGTTTTATCTTCGTCTTTCACCCAACGATTAGTTCTTCCATCTAAATCTAATGCCATAGATGCAGTTGCAGTAGGCACATCATGATTTCTTCCTGTATGAAAACCATCTATATCCTCCATTCTTGAATCTGCATTAAAGAAATGAACAAATATGTGATATGACTCATCACCTAATAGATAATCTCTCCAATGTGGTATATTCGGTCCTTGATATAATAATATATCTCCTGGTTCTAATGAAACTGACTTGCACCCATGTCTGGTCCTCTCTCGTTGGGTCAAGTCTTGCGTTTCATTTTTGACTATCTCTGCACTTACACCTGCATAGTTCTTATCATTTCTTAACCATATCTTCCATGGTGTATTATCATCTGTTTGATAATCTAAACAAAGTGTTGCACTTATCTCACATGATGGTCTATCAGTGTGTGAACCAAGATATGCACCTCTCTCATACTTTCTAGTATATGAATATGTTTCTCTCAAATCCATATCAATATAATCTTTCAGTTTGTTATGAATATATCCATGAAGTGCGATACCCCATGGTGTGCAATACCCACCTTTTGATTTGCCTATTGATTCTTCTGGATTTTTATATGTGATGTCTTTAACTTCTCGTTCTGTATATGCACCACCGAACTGTTCATCAGCACGCCACATATCAAGTGCCATTTCTATGATGTCTTCTGGTATGAAATTTCTTATAACGACATATCTGTCTTTCATTAAAGACCATGTCATCTCATTAGTGCGACCTGATACAGATTGTCCTTTTGTTTTTATTCTATAATTTACCGTCTTATCTTCAAATCGCACAGGCATCGCAATCTTCCTCACTATCGGAATCAAAAGGGTCAGTTGGTAATGACTCTTCCATAACATCTTCTACTTTACCATCCATTGTGTTCTGGTAATATGATGTCTTCCATCCATACTTATAGGTGTTCAACAAATCTCTTGCCATAATAGAGACCGGAACTTCATTATTATCATAATTCTCGGGATTGTATGACCAGTTACCACTAATCCCTTGGTCGAAGAACTTCTGCATAACTGCAACAATATTGATATAACCTGTATTATCTGGCATATCCCATAATAGAGTATATGCAGATTTAAGGTGTGAGTATTGAGGCACTATTTGTTTCAGTGTTCCTTTCTTACTCTTCTTAACTGATAGATAATCTCTTGGTGGTTCAATACCATTTGTTGCATTAGATGTCACACTTGATGACTCACTAGGCATTTGTGCAGTGAGTGTAGAGTGTCTTAACCCATGTGTTAATATCTCTGCTCTTAAATTCTCCCAATCCATCTTATATTTTGGTTTTACTATATCATCTACATCTTTCTTGTAAGTGTCTATCGGTAATATGCCTTGTGCATACTTTGTTCTATCAAAATAGTCACATTTACCTTTCTCCTTAGCAATTTCATTACTTGATTTGAGTAGATAGTATTGAAACTTTTCGGTGAGTTCATGGACGAGATTCCATGCGTTCTGGTCACCATATTTGACTCTGTTTTTCGCAAGATAGTGTGCAAGTCCAATATATCCAATACCAAGACTTCTTCTTGCGAGAGTGGACATTTCGGCAGCTGCAACTGGATATTCTTGATAGTCTATCAACTCTTCAAGACCTCTAACTGCAAGGTCACAAATCTCTTCTAATTCTTCTTCTTTAACAACACCAACATTGATTGCACTTAATATACATAAGGCAATCTCCCCACCATGGTCATCAATATGTTGGATAGGTTCTGTTGGTAATGTTATCTCTTGACAAAGATTACTCATATTAATCTTGTCTGTAAATGAACTATGACTGTTGCAATGGTCAATGTTCATTATATAGATACGGCCAGTCTCCGCTCTTTCTTTGAGTAAATCTGTTATCAGTTCTCTTGCACTAACTTTCTTTTTAGGTATTGAGTATGCATTTTCAAACTTCTCATACATCTCATCAAACTCTGGCGTACCAAATGCCTCATATAAACCTGGCACATCATGTGGAGAGAATAAAGTTATTTCACCATCAGATAAAAATCTCTTATAAAATAACTCTGATAACTGTATAGAATAATCTAACTTTCTTACTCTATTATCTTCTGTTCCTTTATTGTTCTTTAAGACAATAATGTCTTCTATTTCTTGGTGCCAAATAGGAAAATGAACTGTTGCACTGCCACCTCTTACACCATTTTGGGTGCAACACCTTACAGTTGACTCAAATTTCTTCAAGAAGGGGATAACTCCTGTGTGTTGCACTTCCCCACCTCTTATTTTTGAACCTAAACCTCTAACTCTTCCTGCATTGATACCAATGCCTGCTCTTTGGGCGACATATCTACCAATCGCCATATCACTAGAAAATAATGAATCTAATGTATCATCACTATCTACTAAAACACAACTCGCAAACTGTTTTAATGGTGTTCTCACACCTGCCATAATAGGCGTAGGTATGTTTATCTTGAATGTCGATGATGCGTTGTAGTATTTTTGAATATATGATAATCTTTTCTCTTTATCATAATTCTGAAACAGTGTCATTGCAATTAACATATACATGAATTGCGGTGTTTCAAACATTGTTCCGGTTGACCTATCTTGTATCAGATACTTATCTACTACTTGTTGTAGGCCTGCATATGTAAATTCGAAATCTCTACTATGCCTTAGATATGAGTTAAGTTTCTTTAACTCTTTGTCTGAGTATTTATCTCTTAAATCTGTTGAATAAAGACCTTTCTCTATATTTCTTTCTATTAAGTCTTTGAGTGGTGGATATATCTCACTATCTTTCCACTTTGTATTGAATACTTGTTTCTGTATCGCAAACAATAATAATCTAGATGCGACATACTGATAATTTGGTGATTCTAGAGATATTAAGTCACTGGCTGACTTGATTAGAATTTTCTGTATCTCTTGTGTTGTTATGCCATCATAAAATTGAAGACCACTGTTCATTTCTACTAATGATTCAGAAACACCTGTTATACCACGACAGGCCTTTTCGACCATTCTATGAATCTTATCTAAATTTATCTCTACTTTTGTACCATCTGTTTTAATGACCTTTATTTCTGAATTCATGTTTTCTTATACTCCATCAATTGTAATTTTGCTGAGAGACCGTAAACAGTATTACGATTGATGATTTCAACAACTTCACTTTCACTCAAACCACCCATTATCATATCATTAATATCTTTATACTCAGTTATGCGTTTATCATTCCAAATGCAGACACGATATCCGAGGTCAATGACCTCTTCCATCTTTTTGATTATTTGTTTGTTTCTTGGTTCGTTATCATAAATGAGTATTGCGTTGTCTTTTATATCTTCTGGTATCTTTTTAAAATCACTACCTGCCACTGCGATACCGTTAGGTAGGAATAAACTATCTATGGGTCCCTCGGTAACATATATAGTTTTCGTTCTGTCCACATTATTCAAATTGAAGATGAGTGGAATATCATCTCGGAATCTCATAGTTAAGTATCGTAGTGGTGAATCATTAATTGCACGACCAGATACTCCGACCAATTCCCCATTCTCATTGTAGAATGGCAATACAATCCTAGGGTCATTACCTAGAACTCTATCAGCATACTTCGATGATAAAAGATGTAGTGTTTGTGCTTGTGGTACAAACCATAAGTCTTTCATTGCATACTCTGGCACCTTTCTATCAAGCAGATATTGGCGTGCCTCAGATTTCTCAACAACAGGAAATGCGATTGCTCTTAAACTGTTGTTCTTCTCTAAACCGGAAAGTTTATCTTCTGACTGACTTCCATTTTTATTTAGAATATCTGCTCGTGGAGTGAACTTAAATTTATCGCTTGATGGCATTTTTCTTTTGGGTTTATGTCCTTGTTCTGACAAATACTCTTTCAGATATTCTCTATGAATCTGTGGAAAGTTCTCTTTAAGAAAATTTACGCTTGATGTCGTCTTTCCACAGTTATGACATTTGTATATGAACGATTGTTCTTTTACAAAATGATAACCTCTAGACTTGTAAACATTCTTTTGCGAATCACCGCAATAGGGACATCTATGATTTAGTGTATTTTCATTGACCCATTTGGAACGGTCCAAATTTGCCATAACCATAGATAAGTATTTTCTTTCCAACCATAACATTGTCTCCTATTATACAGTAATTGGCGTAGAAATACTAGGTGGTTTTATTGACTTTTGGTACCTTATTTTTGGGCACTTGAATGACATATCTATTCTCTACAACCTTTGGTTTGTCCTCCTCAATCTTACGAACAATCAACCCTGTTGAAGTAATCAATAATAACACCGCAAGTGGGTCAAACACGAAAATGAGCGCAAAAATCACCCACCTAACAGCGTTGTCAAGATACTTGACAGACTCCTCTTGACCATATATTACTTCTGCAACATACTTGATTGGGCCAATCTCCGCTTCAAATCCTAAGATTTCTTGTTCATATACAAATCTCTCATCTTTAAGAACTTGTATCTCATCATAGATACTATCTATTTCTGTATTGTATTCGTCTGTTTTAACCAGTATATCATCAATATTGCCTGTTGACAAGTCTTGTAATCTGTTTATTTCTGCATTTGCACCATCTATGGTGTCTTGTGCCTGTTGTCTATATTTGTCGATATTATCTTGTTGTTCTTTAATATCGTTTCTAATCTGTTCTCTTTGTTCTGATTGTGATTGGAATAACGCATCTGCTTGTGCAACATAGTCTATAATCTCAACATCTGCACTCTGGAAGACGCCTCCTTCGTCTGTAGTGATGGTTTCCACACCCTTACTGCGTAGTTCATTAACTGCATCATCTAGGGCAGTTAATTGATTTCTTAATGCATTTATCTGTCCTTGTGCATAGTCTATATCACCTTGCACCCTATCCCATGCACCATCTCTTATCTCTATTTGTGCATTAACTGAATCAGTGACATCTAATCCACCATCAGATAAGTCTGTTATCCTACCCTCTATGAGTTCTATCTGATTCTCTTTTCTTTCTATAGTTGTGTCTAATCGTGCAACTTCTGATTGTGCTATACCAGTTGCATATGATGTATCTGATGATGCCTTGGCGAGATAACCAAATATACCTAGTGATGTAATCAACATCAATACTACTACTGATGCAGTGAGATAGTATTTCATGTAATTCAGTTTATCCCAAAACAAATGGAGATAAGCTGCAGTCACTATTTTACCAAACTCTAATACTCCTGTCATTATGATAACACCAAGAGCTGCACCTGCAAAAATAGTTGCAAGTCCTATAACTGAAAAATATGCCGCTATACCTGCTATTGCGAGAGAGGTACCTAGGGCTAGGTAGTTTAAAAAGTTTTTCATAAATTACTTTATATCGTATCTTTTAAGAATTCTAGTCCAAAGTGCCTTTGAATCTCTTTCATTCTTTTTCTGATACTTGTTTCTTCTAACTAAAGGTGTATCAGTTGATACTGCAACACCTGTAGAATTCACTGGCGCATCTTCTTTTATGTCGTCTTTTATATATTTTATTAATTCGTCTGCGAGTTTTATGCCTGCCTTATAGTCACTTGGATAATGTAGTCCTGCTTGAACCCTACCCCATGCACATATATCAGCGGCATCTCTTAAATTTTCTTTGTGTTCTGGATGTTTCTTTGCATAATAATTTGCAACAACATATGCTTGAACTGAATGACCAGATGGATATGCTGGTGTGTTTGCAGTTCCTGTTTTGAATTTGTTTAACTTCATCTTATATTTTTCTGCAAGTTGATATGGTCTAGGTCTGTTAAACATATTCTTATAATGTCTTGATATTGGTGTGCATTGGTCTTTGATATATTCCATCTCTTCTTCATCATATTCTATACCTGACTCATCCATGTATTCTTTTATATAATACATCGCATCTTCATCACAATTGATGTATTGTCTTTTAACTTCATCTGATGCATTATCTGTTTCATCTATAACTTGTGTTAGTTCTTTCTTAGTCTGACCTGAACTGTTAGTTGGTGGTGGGTCTAACTTGATAGAGTCCCAACCCTCATCAAATATCTTTATCTTTTTATACTTTGCCTTCTTTAATTCATCTTTAGGTGCAAAATCTAATGTATCTAAATTTACAATGTTCTCTATGAAAAGGTTTGATTCACTCTTTAGACCTAGTTTCTTATCTACTGCCTTGGCACCCTTTTCTACTGCACCACCCATTGTTTCAGCCCAATCAAGCATTTTCTGTTTGACTTTCTTACCTTGTTCAGTCTGACCTGCACTCTGTAATCCTGAATATGTCAATGCAAGTGCTAAACCTGTTGCACCACCCATCCAGATTGGTAACCCACCAGTGGCGAGACCTGCACTCAATAGACCTATGCCTTTTATGCCATCAGGTGTGGCGATTAGTTCTCTAAAACCTGCCTCTCCCATAAACGCTTGAGGAATTATCGTAAGGTCAAAATCTGATTCTATATCACCCGAGAATGACATTCTTAACCATTGGCCGATTGCAAGTCCTGATACTGCAACAGCACTCATTGTCGCAAGTGCCTTATTCTTTTTCATAAACTCATCAACTTTGATGATACCCTTTTCTAATTGTTGGAATGCAGGTGTGTCATGAATGGCAGCGGCACCAACTTTAAGTGATTTGCCTACTGTTCTTAATGTTCCCATTATAACTCTTGATGATGCAGATATAGAACCACCTATTGCCTTGACTGTATTATAGACTGATGGTTGTTTAAATGCAGTTGCGATAGTTTCAACATCTACACCTATTGCATCTCTTACACTTTGAACATGTTGTTTTAAATCTGCAACTGTATCTGGTAATTCATCACCAATGTTATCGTCTTTTACATCTGATTCAGGTTCTGATGTGTCTTTCTTCTTATCAGCGTATTTCTTATTAAAAGCTCTGTCACTATCTGTGTCTAAGGGGGAATCTTTTGAAGTAGGTTCAGAATCACCTTTCTTCATTTTTGATAGACTTTTCTTTAACTCTTTTGTTTTTTCTGAATCTGGATGTGCCTTAATATATGCCTGTTGTTTTTCAGGCGACATATCAAAGAACCATTTGTCTTTCTGTTGGGCGTCTTCGAGTAATATCTCTTCACATACTAAATCAATGGTATCACACCATTTTCTATAGTCTTCATCTATGTGATATAATACTTCTTCAATAAACATCTTCTGCTGTAAATAGGATTCTATCTTCTCCTATTTTTCCTTCATATATGAGAATACCATAACCTATACTATTTTCTTTAATATCAGTCACAAGTTGTTTCTCTTTGTAAGTTTTGATTTCTCCAGCCTCATCGAAGTTTTGTTTAATTCTTGTTCTTAAATAATACTCACCATTTCTTGCTCTACGACCACACAATTTACCAACTTCTGTTGCTTCAGATAACATATCTGGTTCAAAAGTTTCATTGTCTTTTAATAATTTATAGAAGTCTTCAAACAATTGTTCTGTTTGTTCTGCATCTAATTTAGATTGTTCTTTTAATAATGCGAGTGCAACAGCATATGAGGCAAATGCAGTTTTACCAAATGGCACCATTCTAATTAGTTTCTTTAGATTGAATACTAATCTATGTAAAGGTGTAAGAGAGTTCTTCTCTTCTTTAGTCTTAGGGTTATTTGGTAATAGTTCATTTTTGTTTTTTGGGTTAGGTAAAAACTTAATTCTCTTACCATTACTATCAATGAACCCAAATTTATACGCAGGCATCTTTTTGAAATCTGTTGTTAATAATTTCAAAATCCTGAATACGATTAAACTGTCTATTACTCTTCCGACCATAATACTATTTATGCAATTTGAATGACTATAAATCTCTTAGTCGTGTTGCAAGTTTCTCATCTATGGGATAATCTATCAACCAACCCTCTTCTATTAGACCAAGATATAATAACATTGTCTTAATAGATGACCAGTGTTGTTCGTCTTTGATTTTGAATTCTAACATTCTCATGCATGGTTTATACCCAAATACATTGAATAAACATATGATATGATTCAACATGAGGCGTTCCCTCATCTCACCATTCTCATGATAACGATGAAGTAATCGTTTTAGATAACGAAACCTACGCAAGTCTTCATTAAAGTCCTCAATGTCTTCGCATTGTGGGTCATCGTAATGCTTTTGTGCGTATGCGTTAAAATTCTTTGCTGTGATTTTGTCAAAAAGACCCATAATATAAATTGTGTTTAGTTAAGTTCACTAAGATATTTAGTGAACTCTAACTAACTGGATTAGACTAAAGAACCGTAAACTTTGAACGAACCAGATTCTAGTTGTTCGTATTTTACTTTTAAAGATACAATCTTTTCTTCTTTGTCTAGTTGGTCAATCGGTGTATCTACTGATTTACCAATAGTTTCACCATGCAAAGAGAATGATAAGTCTAGTTCACCTGAACCTTCCATCTCTTCTTCTTGCACTTCACCATGACCTTCTACTGAGTTCACTTTATGTAATCCAAGTAATGATAACTTTGATTCCATTTGTGCGATAGCAGCGTGAGGATTCATGAATTCTGAAACTGCGGTGTGACCTAGAATTGCGTTGATTTTATTCTTTACAATTGGGTCTTCTATATCATAAGGGATATGAGTAGAAGACAGGCCTGCACCTGAGAATCCATCTAAGTCTTCGTTGATATATTCTAAAAATGATTTCATTGTTTTATCCTAATTGTGCAACACCAACACCTTTAACTTCGGCGTGAGCGGCAAAAATTTCATCAGAGGCATCTTTAACAACAACTTCTGTTGCACTTGCCTTCAATGTAAATGTTCCTATTAGAGAAGCACCACTGGTCTCGACTGATACTAATCTATCAGTCGTTCCAGTATTCACTAGTCTGACTGCTGTAGCACTACCAAAATTCGAACCATTGCCCGAACTTGTTCCACAAGCAGCTTCAGAACCTAATACTTTAATCTTACTCATAACTATAATCCCCTATTATGCAGTGACAGTGATTGAACCAGCGGCAGTACCTATAGCACCACTATTAGTGATAGTAGCATTAGTATTAGTGCCCTTATCTTTAATAGTTCCTGAGTTCAAGTTCATTGCATTAGCGCCTATAGTTAATACATCGTCTGCGTTTGTAGCGGCGTTGCCAGCAGCAATTGCAAGTGTAAATACAAGTTCGTTAGTTCCTGTTCCAGATGCGTAAGGTAAGTTATGTGGGCCTCTTCCTGAACCACTTCCTTGGTTACCATTGGTAACTGCAAGGTAAGGTGTACCACCAGAAGTATCAACAGTGACTTGTTCGTTGAATCTTGCTCTTACTGATAAACTAAATCCATCAGATTTGTCAGCAGCAGTAGTAATCCACTCGATTTCAGTAATGTCAGCAGCACCAATCCCTGTTGCCAAGGACTTGATTGCAACTAAAACTTCATCAGTCGCACCAGTTTTTGGGTTTTCTTGAACCCAACCACTAGCAGTTGCATATACTTCTTTCTTCTTTGCATCGGTTAACCATTTAGGTTTAGATTCGTCTGAATCTGATATTCCCCATAATGCCATTTTTCTCTCCTAATTATCTCGCAACTTTCAATATCGCATTGAATGTCTTACTGAAAGTATTTTTATCTTTTTGTAATAGTTGTAAGTATTTAGTTCTTTGAGGCGCTCTAATTGACATTAAAGCGTCATGAACTTTTACTGCATCCTTCTGTTTGACCTTGATTTTCTTCATGTCATCAGTTCTGACATCACCATCTTTGGTCACATCTTTAAACTTACGAAGTTGCATCAACATATTGGCATCAGGTCTGTTTTGCACACCTTTTGCCTTTGATTGTAATGCATCTAAAGCTCTTTGAAAGACTTCATCTTCTTGTGCTTCAGAATACTTACCCTTGGCCATCGTAGCAATTTTATCTAATTTGGCCTTTAAGTCGGTCTCGTTCTTTGACTGTGCCACAGCACGAGCGACTTTCTTATTGCCTGCATCTGACATCATGCCAAAGTCAGCAATCTTTTCCATAATTCTGTTAACCGGACCTACCTTTTCTTGTGAATCGGTAATAGTCTTCTTAACATAACCAAGTTTCTTTAATTTCTCTTTAAAAACTTTAAACCTTGCATCGGTTGTTAATAGTTTTTCAATTCTTGTCTTTGTTTCTGGTTTCATTACTTTAAACCTTTAGTCAACATCTTGTCTATCTGTGGTGTTGACATATCTTTTTCTGTTGGGTCTCCATATCTTGATTTACCAATGACTATTCTTAAAAAGTCATTTACTGCCTTCTTAGCACCCTTAATTCTTACATGTTTATGCATTACAGCAGATTTTAAACCCATTCTTCTAGCTGCCTTTGCAATTTCCATGCCGTGATAACCTTGTTGTTGACCACTGTTGATTTGGTTTCTAGGGTCTACAGTGATGTTTGCAACTTCTTCATTGACTATCATATCTCTGTAAGAATTCATAAGATTATCTTCTCTTTTCACTGCATACTTCTGATTAATCTTATCAATTTGTTTTTTGATTCCTTTATATGCAGGTGAACCATATGGTAAATCCATTGCCTTGTTGTAGAGTGTCAACAGTTGAACTCTTACTTTTTCAGGCATGTTTGTATTCATCTCATCGATAGCATCTTCAAAAACTTTTTTCTTTGGTCTAGGTTTTGATGAATAATAATCTTTAAGGAAGTTCTTTGCAGCTGCCAAAGGTATTTTAAAATCTCTTGCAAGTTCTTTTGCAGTCGCACCTTGTTGAATGTCTATGAGTAAATCACTCATTCTACTTTCTGCAATTACATCTGTAAATTTCGGTGAATATGAATCTTTAATTCCTTTTGCTTTTCTGATGGCGTCTTTAATGTCTTGAACTTTGTCATTTTGCCTCATCGCCATATCTTCTTGTCTATCTGCTTTATCATCATAACCATCAGCAGCTCTGTCATCTGGATTTCTTTCTCTGACTTCATCTGCCTTTTCTCTGTAATTCATGGCAGCTTCATCGTGTCTATCTCTTTGTTTTCTAGCAAATTCTAATTTTTTCTGTAATGCTTCTACTTTACTTTCACCTGCTTTCTTTTTCTTCCAATCTGCAACTCTGGCATCTCTATTAGAATCTCTTTCAGTGCTTTTGTAACCATAACCTGTTAATGGTTGTTCAACCATTGTTCTATAGGCATCAAATACACTTTCTTGAACTTTGACTAGTTTCTCTCTCTTTCTCTTTATCTTACCTTTGCCTTTCCACCTTTTCATCATCTTGTCAAATAAACCTTCTTGCATTTCTGATTCATTTATTCCTGCTGAACTTCTTTCGTCATCATCCATACCAGAAACCCATGAACCTGGAGCATGTGTTATTTTAAAATTATTTACTTTAACACCCCAATCTTTTAGGAATTTAACTACTGGTTCTCTTGCATCTCCAACT